CTTGACTCTACTGAGAAATTTTGTCAAGAGCGAGCCATCTATAATGCAATTATGGATAGCATCACCATCCTTGATGGTAAAGATAAAGATCGTAGTAAAGGATCAATTCCACAGATACTTACCGATGCACTTGGTGTATCCTTTGATACACATATCGGCCATGACCTGATCGATGACTATCAAGGTCGATATGACTTCTATCATCGTGTAGAAGAAAAGGTTCCGTTTGATCTAGAATACATGAACAAGATTACTAGAGGTGGTCTATCACGCAAGTCGCTGAATATCATTTTGGCAGGTACTGGCGTTGGTAAATCTCTAGCGATGTGTCACATGGCCGCGGCCAATTTGATGATGGGTAAGAATGTTCTATACATCACGATGGAAATGGCCGAGGAAAAGATCGCCGAACGTATCGATGCTAACCTGCTGAATGTACCGATTCCAGATTTGCAATCTCTACCTAAAGATCTGTATGAAAAGAAGATTGCTGGTATTCGAGCAAAGACTACTGGCAAGCTTATCATCAAAGAATATCCGACAGCTTCAGCACATGCTGGTCATTTCCGTCATCTACTCAATGAATTAAATCTAAAGCGGTCTTTCGTACCAGATATCATCTATATCGATTATCTAAATATTTGTATGTCTGCGCGTATCAAGACTGGTTCTAATGTAAATAGCTATACCTATATTAAGGCTATAGCAGAGGAGCTAAGAGGTCTTGCAGTTGAGCGCAATGTTCCAATCGTATCAGCGACACAAACCACTCGATCTGGTTACTCCAGCTCTGATGTTGACTTGACTGATACATCAGAATCATTCGGTCTACCTGCGACTGCTGATTTCATGATTGCACTTATCTCTACTGAGGAGCTACAAGAGCTAAGTCAGTTCATGGTAAAACAGCTAAAGAATAGATATAGTGACCCGGCCGTGCATCGTAGATTTGTTATCGGTGTCGACCGGGAGAAGATGCGCCTCTATGATGTCGAGCAATCGGCCCAGTCAGATATCATGGAGGACAGACCTGTCATGGATAAGACCGCATTTGGTCAACGCCGTGATGAGGAAGAGACTATGGGTTGGAAAACAAAGAAAATGGGTCGGAAGGACTTCTCAGGTTTAAAGGTGTAAAATGGGTAAGAGTCGCAAGTTTGATCCGGATGATTATGAAGATGATTACGGGTTCACGGATCGTAAAGAAAATGACTGGCGAGATGAGCGCAAAGAAAAACGTGCTAAAAAAGAAGCCATAGATGTCGAACCACCTAAGACTATATGGCAACCTAAAACTCCGCGGGCTCGTCGTTAATATATACTTCTGACCCTACTTCGCCATTGACATTGAGCGGTCATCCTGGTACTATTAACCCATGATGAGAGGTGTCCATGGCAAGATCAGGTCCGCGCATAGCGGTCTATGGCAGGGACAAAGTCTATAGGGACCTCATCCGTGGGGCTACCAGATGGATGGTAGCCGATCTGGTAGGCCCTAGACTTTCAGAGACTTTGACCATCAAGGTCAAGCTGGTCAAAGACCTCTTTAAAGAAGAGGGTGTATTGGGCGACTGTGAATGGATAGATGATAACAAACGTCCAAGAGAGTTTTTGATTAGACTCTATGCTGGTCCAAACCGCAAGAGAACACTCAAGACTCTAGCCCACGAGTTGGTGCATGTAAAGCAATTTGCTAGAAGCGAAATGTATGATCATGTACAGAATATCGATCTTGTAACCTGGAAAGGTCAACGAGTAGATTCTAATAAGGTTAGCTATGAGGATCATCCTTGGGAGAAAGAGGCCTACGAAATGGAAACGCCTCTATTGAACAAATGGGCTCATATAACTGGTAATGAACAATACATTTGGAGGTCTAGAAGATGATGTGGTTATTGGTAGTGGTGAGTCTAGTATTCACTACAGATGAGGGACCTAAGGTATCAATATTGCTTGCTTCCTCATATGAGGAATGCAATACATGGGCCAACATAGGTAATGCAGGTGGTCTAGATCGACCTGCTGGTGCAAGAAATGGTTTCTTCTGTTATAGGCTGACACAATGAGTCAAGAAGTTAGTATACCCACAGCTTTCTATGATAGCCTGAAAATAGAATCTGTTGAAAGACTTTATGAGGCCAAATATGTTGGTGCATGGTCTATCAAAGATAAAACAGGAGACTGGAGTTTGCATCCAGTCGAGGTTTTCTATCAGCCCATTTTGAAAGATGCATCACACAAACATTATTTTGGAATCTATTTGGGTCCAGAGGGACATGCATATATCTGTGATGCCACCTCAGCTTTTTCTGATCCAATCGCAGGAGCAGTTGCAGATGATGGTGAGATTATCGTAAGCGGATATAGACACGACTATCGGAAAAGTAGAGATGGGTCTGTATTCATTGACGGTGGTCGAGATTACATCAAAACCAATACTAGAAAATTAGTTAATCTTACTATGGTTGAAGGTAAGCTTATAGTTTCATAAATATGGCTATCATATAAAGAGGTAGCCATGTCATTCAAAAGATGGTTGTTTGAGCAAACGGAGTCTAAGAGACTTCCTTTCGACAAAGCGAAGCGTCGTGGGTGGTGGCGTGAAGGTGATCACTATATTCTATATCACGGCACTCATGATCGCAATATAGCATCAATGATGAAATCTGGTATCAATAAACCAGATCCATCTACTGGAATGTATTCAACAACACCAGACCCTCACACCGCACATGGTTATGCATCCATGTCTGGTGGTGGGGGTGAAGCGCATTTTAGAGGCGTCAATGCTAAAGCTACCACGACTCCTCATAGCGAACGCTCAGTTTTAAAATTAAAAATACCTGCGGACTGGGCCGAACGTAATATGGATGCGGACCTGCGCGGCAATATGGGCGATGCCAAAAAGCGCATGATGGATCGCAATGAATATTACAAATGGGTAGCTAAGAATCCTGAGGTCGCCGATTCCGAATATTATATGGCTACGGAGGTTAGGTTTAAGAAACCGATTCCTCCTGAGTTTATTGAGGGTCATATGAAAAAATTCGGAGGATAATATGGCCGATAATAAAGGCATTCTCTATGAGCAAACTCTTAACAGAAATTTAAAAAAATACAAATTACAAACTTCATCATTTCAGCCAGCAGGACCAGATCCCAATGCGCCTGATGCAGAGCTGCTCTACAAAGGTGTAAAATATAAGGTTGAAGTGAAACTTGATACAAAGGTTGATTTTGGTCAAGGTTCATTAGATTATGATGTATCTAAAAAGAAATGGTTACTAGGAGGAGCTTCTACTGAATCTGCTGAACAGATGAGACAATTTTTAACTGCTATCGGTGCCGTAGATATAGTTAATAAAAGATGGGGGCCCAAAGGTGCGCCCAGAAAATATACTATTCCATCAAGTAAATTTAAGCAGGAAGATGTCGATTTTGATTATAAAAGGTTTACAGATGAGTTTATTGATATTCCAGGAAATGCCGTAGCAAATTACTATGCATCTAAAAAAACTTATTATATTCAAATAGGTTCTGGTTATGGTCTATATTATATGAAAAATGATCCCGCTAGGCTTGGAATTCCCGCTTTTAATCTTCAGCTAAGACTTAGAATCAGAATAAAAAGAGGTGGAAGTTTTCCAATCTATAATTATAGATTTACTACTGCAATTCAAGCAAAACAAGGTTCCTTAGCTAGGTCAAATAGTGACTTAGATGATATTGATTACCTTAATGCGCTACAAGGACGATCATCATGATATTGGATTTTAAAATATTTTTATCTGAGTCAATCGCCGCTGATGACAAACTAAAGCATTTAGAACACGCTGAAGATCATCCTATCAATGCAGGTGCTATTGGTTTTAAACATGCTGCTGATACTCTAACTGCTGTACACAATCAGCTTCGCCGCAAAGATGGTTCTAATGTCAAGGTGACAATGAAATATGATGGATCACCTTCAATAGTATTTGGATATCATCCAGAGACTAAGAAATTTTTTGTCGCATCAAAATCAGCATTTAATGTAAAGCCCAAGATCAATTATACAGATCAAGATATAGAAGCTAATCATGGTCATGCACCTGGCCTAGTGTCAAAGCTAAAATCTGCATTGAAACATTTACCTAAGGTAACACCTAAGGGTGCTGTATATCAAGGCGATATCATGCATACACCTGAAGATGTAAAGACTTCAGGAGATATACTAAATTTCAAGCCTAATACAATAACATATTCTGTACCTAAAGATAGTTCTGTTGGTAAGAAGGTTGCTCGCGCACAATTAGGTGTGGCCGTGCATACAAAATATCAAGGTAAAACATTAACTGATATGAAGGCTGGATTTGAGCCTGACACATCATCATTTAAACAGCATCCAGATGTTCATATGATTTCTGTTGAGCATCCAGTGGAACGCACTGGATATTCATCCGCACAAGAACGCGAATTTGAAAGTCATATGAAGAAGGCTAAAGCTGTAGCATCTTCGATGACATCAGCATCACATAAGGCTGTTGAAAGACATCGCGATAACATAAAGATGTATATCAATGATACTGTTCGTCAAAGCACTAAGCCTACTACAGATGGTCTTAGAAAATATATTACAGCTAGACAAGCAAAAGCTTTATCAACTCTAAAGACCGACAAGGCTCGCAGTATTAAGCAACAGGAATTAAAAGATTCACTTGATCATCTTGATGCTAATGGGCATCATATAGATAAAGCATTTGAATTACATGGTCATCTACAACGTGCTAAAGATGTTCTTGTTCATGCATTGTCATCAAATCCAGGATCATTTCAGCATACCATAGGTGGTCAAGCTGCAAAGCCTGAGGGCTTTGTTGCAATTAAAAACGGTGCTCCTACTAAGCTAGTCGACCGAGCAGAATTTAGTAGAGCCAATCTCTTAGCCGCAAGAGGTTAAAAACCCTAAATAGGCGAGCGCTGTATAGTCCACGGAAAACCAGCGTAGGGAGGGCAAATGAAGCCTGTTGCAATTACTTTTGGGCGCATGAACCCGCCTACCATTGGCCACCAAAAGCTGGTCGACCATCTACATTCTGTCGCGAAAAAGCACGGTGCAGATGCCGAAGTACACTTATCACATACACAAGATAGCAAGAAAAATCCTCTGTCGCATGGACAGAAGGTTGGTCTAGCTCG